ATGGAGAATAAAATTGCTCTTGTTACTGGCAGGGGTAGAGAATTAAACTCTACTATGCAATCTTTAGCACGAGTATCATCTCAGACACGAGTTTCTTTTAGTACTACAGCAGAAACTTTTAATAGATTTGGTTTAGCCTTGAGAGGAAGCGGCACTAGCGCAAAAGAACTTTTAGATGTTACAAGAACAATTAACCAAGCTGTTACTATTTCTGGTGCTTCTTCTGAGTCTGCTAGAGCAGCCATTGTTCAATTTGGTCAAGGTTTAGCTTCAGGTCAACTTAGAGGGCAAGAACTTAACTCTGTTTTAGAACAAACACCTCGTATTGCTAGAGCTATTGCTGATGGTATTGGTATTCCTTTTGGTCAGCTTAGAGACGCAGCTGCAGAAGGTAAGCTAACAACTGAAGCCGTATTAAAAGCTATTCAAAAAGCTGCTCCAGAAATTGCTCAAGAATTTACTTTAATTGAAAAAACAGTAGATTCAGTAAGTAATGCTTTAAGGTTTCAATTATTAGGCGCATTGAATGTAATTTCAAAAAGCACTGGCTGGTCTAATGCAGTTATTACAGGAATTGAAAGTATTACTAAGGGTTTAAAATATTTTACAGATAATGCTGAAATAACTTTTATGCTATATAAGTTAAGAGCAGCAGTATTTATTAGTGATATTAAGAAAACATTTGAGCCATTAACTAGTATTTTTAATGTAAAATTTAATTCTGATGATGCAGCAAAAAATCTTAGAACTAATTTTAATAATTTTTTAGAAAAAGCTAAAGGTATAATAACCTTTGAAGGCTTCTATGATGAAAATACAAAACAATTTGATTTTTCTGCTTTCTTTGGGCAATTTGAATTACCTCCTAAATTTGAAGAAAATTTTACAAAAGTAAGCACAGCACTTAAAACCTTTGTAGAAAATATTAAAGAATTGTATTCAGCGTTATTTGATAAAAAACCAACACAATCTCAATCTTTACTTGTTCCAATTTCTCTTAATGCTAAAGAAATTGAAAATGATGAAGGAATATTAGACAAATTTTTAAATGGCTTAACTAAATTTAGTGGTAGTGTTATAAGTTTAATTTTAAGTTTAAGAGACGCCGTTACACCTTTATTTAATAGTATCGGGGAAGCAGTAACTAATGTATCTAGTTCAATTGCTGCAACTGTAGACGGATTAGGTGGTTATGAGCCTATCTTAAAAAAGTCAACAACAGCGTTTAAAGGTTATTACGATGAAATAACAAAAATTCTTGATTTAGACGCAAGAGCTGCATCTTCAAAAGATTTTATTAAAGGATTAATACCAGAGGCTAATACAGATCTTTCTCGACAAATAAACGATCAAATTAAAAAAATAGAAGATTCTGTTTTTGGAAAAGAAGTATTTATAGAAGCGGGAGTTAGCGTAAAAACTCCAGGTATTTTACAAAATAGTTTTGATTTTTTAGATGAAAATAAAGGGCTGCTTGCAGCAGCCGCTACTGGTGTAGGTCTTGCAATAGTATTTCCAGAAACTACTGCTGCAGCCTTACAACTTGCTGCTATCGGTGCTGGTCTCGCTATGGTTAGCGTTATACAAGGCGCATTTAGTAAAGGTTTCCCTATTCTTTTAACTTTTGCAGGATATAAATTATTTGTTGAAGATGTAGGAGAAGATCAAGCTGCACAACAAAGAATTACAGAATTTGCTAAAAACATTACAGAAGGTTTAAAAGATGCCTTAATCGCTACAGATAAGTCAGGCTCTTCTAAAATAGTTAATGATATTGGTGCATTTCTTACTGCAATTGGTAAAGGTATTATTTCTGGTATTTTTGAAGGTACAGAGTTTAATAATAATTTTATTAATGCTTTTGCGGGTGCTTTGTTATTTGGTGCTGTTGGATTTATTCTTTCAGGGCGCGGCCTTGGTGCTATGGCAGGAATTGGATTACATTTATTAAGCGGTCTGTTTACTAAAAATTCAGTAGCTTTTGCATTACTTGAAGGTTTAACTTTAGGTGTTATTTCGTCAGATAGTTCAAAAATAGCCGAGCAAGGTAAAAAGTTTGGTAAAATGTTTTTAAGAGGTCTTGGTTCTGCTTTTACTTTAGACTTTATATTTTCAGGGGCTGATGAACTTATAAAAGAAGGTCAAATAAAACTTGGATTAGATGAAACAGCAGCTGATAGTATTCTTTCTCAAATTATTAGAAAAACTTCAATAGGTTTTGCAAAAGGTGCTGGTATTGCTTTTACTTCAGGTATTAAAAACCCTTATGCAGTAATTGGAGCAGGAATTGCTGGGTCTATTTATGAATTGTTTACTAGTTCTGAAATAAGATCAGCCTTTCAAGACTTAGGTAAAGAGATTTATGCAGGATTTCGTGGTGCTATCTTTGGTGAGGAGTATACAGGTGGAGATCCAAAAGCAGTAGCTGATTCGGTTAAAGCTCAAGAAGGTACAAAAAATACTATTGAATTAAAACAAGTTGAGCTTGGAGTTTCAGAAAAGGAATTAACTCGATACCAAAATTTATTTGAAACTGCAGAACAAAGGTTACAACGTCTTGTAGATATTGAAAGCGAACTAAAACAAAATCCTATTGGAAATGAAGGTTTACTTGCTGCAAACAAAGTAGCGCAAGACAAAGCTAGAGCCGCCATCAGCCGTGCCGGATTGTTAATTTCAAGTACAGCAGCAGATATTAAGCGTTTAAGTGATGCAATAGGAACTTTACAAAGTACTATTAAACCAGAAAATCTTGATCTTTCTTTACCTCCTACGATAAATAAAAACGATCCTAACTATGGGTATTATTTAGAAGGTCAAAACTTTAAGGCAGCAGGCGGTATGATTACTGGTGCTGGAGGTCCAAAAGACGATAAAATACCTCACATGTTGTCTAATGGAGAGTATGTAGTACAAGCGTCTGCGGTTAAAAAGTTTGGTCCTAGTTTTATGGACGCCTTAAATAAAGGTCAAGTACCTCAATTTAAAAGTGGAGGTGGGCTTGGGGGTCCACAATCAGCTGTTTTTGGAGGATTAAGTGCTTCATCTTTGAGTTTAATTCAATTTATGAGCGGAGAAGAAGCAGCTAAACTTAAAGCAATAGCAGGTATTAATTTTACTGGTAAAGATTATTTTGAAAAAGTTATGGGAGACGAAGATAGTGATGTTCTTAACTATTTAAATGAACACGCTCCTGATTTAAGTCCTGCTCTTAACATTAATGTTAAAGATGAAAATTCTTTAAAAGACTTAATAGAGCTAGTTAATAAAGAAACAGGAACAAACCCAAGTAATATTAATGCAATTCAAGAACATTTAATTCGCAGAGGCACACTTAAAGGTACTAAAGATGCATACAATAATCCTGACGGATTTTACAAAGGATTATCAGTTCTTTCTAAGCAATTAGGAATAGATTTTCCTGAATATGATGGATTAAGAACAATTCCTAAAGCATTAATGACTACTGCAAATCTTGCTAGTGCTGCAATTGGCGGCGGTGGTAGGTGGAAATCTGATAAATACCGTCCACTTGTTAGAGGTTGGGAAAAAGGACTTTATGGGCCTAAAGGCGATGATATTACTGGCTTTGGTCCAGAACTTAGAAAAGCTTTTTTTAATGGTTTACCATTAGCACCGGAAGGTGCAGCGTATGGTGCTTCATTTGGTGCGCTTAAAGGTTTAAGTTCAACTATATTAGGAACCTTTAAAGGACTTGGAAATATAGTATTAGGAACAATTAATCGTGATCCAAAAAGATTGTTGTCTGGAGCACTTGGATTTGGTTCAAGTGTTGTTAAAACTGGTTTAGGTTTATCTAGTATACCTGTACAAGCGGCGCTTTATGGGCTACTTGGTGGTACAATGTATACTGCTATGGGGGGTTTGGATTATTTACTTTCTGGTAACAGAACCTATATGGGTAATGCTAGAGATTTAAATATGTTTAAAAAGAAAGCTACTCGTGATGATCGTAATGATCGTGATCATCCTATGATAGCGCCTTCTAATTACTCAACTATGAGAAGTGGTTTAGATTTTACTGATTTTGATTCGTTTAAAAATAAATTTAGTAAAATAGATTTATCTTTTTTAAATAAAGAACAAAAACGTCAAGCAGCAATAGATGCTTCTGGTTATGATTTAGATTATTTGTTAAGACATTATAACTTAGTTAGAGAATCATTTCAAAGACCCTCTGGACGAGAAAAAGTAGGTCTTCAATCTACTAGCATAGATAATACTTGGCAGGGAAAAGTTATTCCAAAGTATTATGAAACTCTTGATAGCCCTTTTCTAGACATACAAACAAAAGAACCTAAGTTAACAGACAGCCTTGATGAGTTTTTACAAGCGTATAATGTTGGATTGCATGAATATGGACATGTTAATCAATTTTTAAATATGGCTAAAGAAAACCCAGGTCATGGCAAAACTGATCACGACTATATAAGTTCTTGGCCTTCTAGGATTAATAGAACCGTTTTAGAAGCTGACGCAAATAGCTTTCTAAAACAAACTTCATTAGCTGATATAGAAGATACTCTTAAAACTTTAAGGGCTAGCCAAACTTCTTATATGGCTGGGTCTATGATATCAGGTACGTTAACTCCTGAAGCTTTTAAAGATTCATTAGAAGTAACTGAACTTAAAGAGTTTGAAGAATTTTATGAAGCTTTTTTAGAAGGTAATAAAACAATTGGTGGTAGATCCCAAGCAGCTATAGTAAAATTTCTTTATAATAAGTTTGGTCTTAAAGACACAATGAAAAAATCTTTTGAAGCAAATAAATTTGCAACAGGAGGTTATGTAACAGGTGAAGGTGGTCCTACTGACGACAAGATCCCTGCTATGCTTTCTAATAAAGAATTTGTTGTAAATGCAAAACAAACTTCTAAGTTTAGACCTATACTTGAAGCTATTAATAGTGGAATGGTTGCAGGATTCGCAGGAGGTAATCCTTTAGGTAGAGCAGATATAGGCGGCATAGTAACTCAACAAGCTAATACCGTTGATACTCCTTTACAAAGTGTAAAAGCAACTAAAGCTGTACAACAAGCAATAAAAGAAATAGATAAACAATTAGCTTCATTTAACATAACTCTTTTAGAGGCAGAATTAGCACTTAAAACTAGTACTGATCAAAAAGTATTAGAACTGGCTCAAGCTCTTAAAATGAGAGTTTTAAATGATCAGATAATTCCTTTAACGGCTGAAAGAAATAATTTAACAAAAGAATTAGAAAAATCAACTTCAAAACTTAATAAAACATCTAAAGCTGCTACTAAAAGCATTAACAATCTTTCTGCAGCACAATTAAAATTTGGGAAAGAAGTTTCAGAAAAATTTAGAGAAGAGTTTCAAGAATCTTTTAGAAACGCTTTGTATACTGGTGATTTTATGAAAATAGATTTACTAGATATGTTTACTAAATCTTGGTTAGATTCTTTTAGCGTAGGATTTACTGACTCTTTATTTCAAAGCTTAGATAAAAAAGACAATTTAGGCAATATTTTTGGTGGAGCTACAAAATTTGGAGAAGATATAGTTAATGGTTCTAATAAAGCAGTAACAGATTCTTTAAGTAAAACTGTTGATAATCCTGAGTTAATAGGAACTATTGATGAAACAGTTGGCGAAACAGGATTTTTTGGAAGTTTATTTGAGACAATTAAAGGCG